AAACGCTAAATTGTTATTCGCAAACAAATTATTCAAAGCACACAACATGACTAACGAACAAAAAGTTAAAGTGATTGAAACTTTGGATAGAACAAATTCAGTTAGAGAAGTGAAATTGGTATACTCTACATTAGCAGAAAACTTCAAATTCTCTACAAACAAATCTACTAAAAAATCTATTTCTGAAGGAATCGCAAGCAAAGTAACAAAATCTACTAAGCCAGCACAATCTAAGCAAGTAATTGCTGAGAACACAGATTTCTCTGACAGATTTAAGAAATTAGCAGGTATTATTAAATAAAATATTAAAAAACAAACAATGGACATTAAAAAATTAATGACAGGCGCTAACCCACAAAGCGTTATGCTAGAACAAACAAGAGGTTTGAAAGGCAAATGGGAAAAAACAGGCTTACTTGAAGGAGTAGGTTCTGAAACACAAAAGCATGGTATGGCAGTAATGTTAGAAAACCAAGCAAAACAATTATTAGATGAGGCAACTCGTACAGGTACTGCAGCAGGTTCTGAAGAATGGGCAGGTGTAGCGTTACCTTTAGTAAGAAGAATCTTCGGTTCTATCGCAGCTAAAGAATTCGTTTCAGTTCAACCAATGAACTTACCTTCAGGTCTTATTTTCTATATGGACTTCAAATATGGTTCAACAGTAGGTAAAGACGGAAATCGTCCAGCTTCTGGGTCTTCTTTATTTGGTGATGGTGGTACTGCAGGTAAAGATTCTTTATCTCCAGCAAATAACAAATTAGGTTCTACTCAAGCTACAACAGGTGGTTTGTATGGTGCTGGAAGATTTGGTTACACAATCGCTGATGTAAAAGTTGCAGTTGTAGGTAAAACTATCGCAACAGCTTCTTTAGCAGATATTTCTTTTGACTTAACTGATTCTACTATTTCTGCATCTTATGCAGCTGGTAAAATTAAAAAAGTAACTGTACCTTTTGCTGATTTAGCAGGTGCTGACCAAAACGCAGTTAGAGCATTTGATTTGCATAACTCAGGTTCTGGATTTACTTACTTACCTCAATACACAACTAAGGATGCAACTAACGTATACTTCTTAGCTTACACTACTGCTAACAGTTCAACTGCATTTGGTGGTGTAGCTGCAACAGTAGCTGCTGAAGTTTCTTATGTTAAACAACCATCTGCAGAAAGTAGAGGTGATTTTGAAGATAGAGGTGATGATTTACCAATCCCAGAGATTGAATTAGAATTGAAATCTGAGCCAATCGTTGCTAAAACTCGTAAGTTGAAAGCAATTTGGACTCCTGAATTAGCTCAAGATTTAAACGCTTACCATAGTGTAGACGCTGAAGCTGAGTTAACTCAAATGTTATCTGAATACGTTTCTTTAGAAATTGACTTAGAAATCTTAGAAATGTTACAACAAAACGCATTCACTACTGACTTCTGGTCAGCTAAAATTGGATACGAATATAATTCAGGTACTGGTACTTTTGGAATTGACTCTACTGCAGCTGCAGCAAGTGCATACCAAAAGAGCACTTGGTTCCAAACTTTAGGTATTAAATTACAAAAAGTTTCTAACAAGATTCATCAATTAACTATGAGAGGTGGTGCAAACTTTATCGTTTGTTCTCCAAATGTAGCTACAATCTTAGAATCAATGAACGGATTTTCTGCTAACCCAGGAAAAGACGCATTGACTTTCTCTGCAGGTGTAAGTAACATTGGTTCTATCTCTAACAGATATGATGTTTACAAAAACCCGTATATGACTGAGAACGTAATCTTATTAGGTTTCAAAGGTTCTAACTTCTTCGAGACTGGAGCAGTTTACGCACCTTATGTACCATTGATTATGACTCCATTAGTTTACGACCCAACTAACTTTACTCCACGTAGAGGTGTGATGACTAGATACGCAAAGAAAATCGTAAGACCAGAATTTTACGGTAAGATTGTGATTGACGGTATGGAAACACTTTAATCTTTGAGTAGATTAGATAAGTAATAAACTTACAATAAAGAAAAAGGGAGAGTAGAAATACTTTCCCTTTTTTTATTTATATAATTCATATTTATAGTAGTAAAACTATAACTTTTTATATATGTCTGTAAACACCTATTGGTCGGGTTCAACATCCGGCTCATTTATATCCGGTTCATCTACTCCATTTGGTATATATGATTCCGATAGTGGATTTAGAAACGATGCACCTAAGACCGCTACGTGGGTAGCAAAACGATTGGGATATCCAATTGTTAATATTGAATTAGATAATGAACAAATATTTACTTGTTTTGAAGAATCTACTTCGGAATATTCTGCACAGGTAAATCAATTTAACCTTAGAAACAATTTAGATATTTTAAGAGGCCAAAAGAAAGAAGCATTTGGTGGTAGAGCCAATTATTCACAAACATTAGTGGATGGTTCATTTTTACCAACTACGGTTCGTATGTCTCAACAATATGGTACATTAGCCGGTGTGGGTGGCAACACTTCAATTAAAAAAGCATATATAAACCTATCAGTTGGAAAACAAAAGTATGATTTAATGACGGAAGCATATGATTCTGAAACATCATCATCATTTTCAACATTATATACAAGTGGTTCTACAATAGATGTAACAAAAGTATTTTATGAAGCAACTCCTGCAATCGCACGTTTCTTTGACCCATATTCGGTAGGTGCACAAGGTACATTAAACTTAATGAGTGAATTGGGTTTTGGCCAATTTTCTCCAGCTGCACAATTCTTAATGATGCCTTTATATGAAGATGTATTGAGAATGCAACAAATTGAATTTAATGACCATATTAGAAAATCAACATTTAGTTTTAATATAGTAGATAATAAATTAGAAATATTTCCTTTACCAACAGGAGTTCTAAGTAAGATGTATTTTGAGTATATGAGTAGAGATGAATTTGAACATGATTCACAAACAATTCAAAGTGATTCACTTTCTGATTATTCCGACATTCCATATGACTTTATTCAGTATTCAAATATAAATGATGTTGGTAAACAATGGATTAGAAAATATACATTGGCATTATCTAAAGAATTATTAGGAGCAATCAGAGAAAAATACAACTCTATTCCAATTCCAGATGGTGAAGTAAGTTTAGATGGTGCGGCATTAAGAGCGGAAGCACAAGTTGAAAAGGATGAATTAGTAAAACAATTGAGAGAAAACTTAGAGGAGATGAGTAGAAAGAATGTGATGGAAAATAAAACACATGAATCAAATCATCATCAAGAAATGTTAAGAAAAGTTCCTTTAAAATTATATGTAGGATAATATGCCAAAATTTTTACAAGCTAGAGACATTGATTTATTCAAAAGTTTTGCCAGAGAACTGGTAGACGATGTTATACAAAATACAATTGTTTTATATAAAATTAATATGAATGAAACAAAAGTAAACATCTATGGTGAATCTTTAAATAAAACTTGGTATCCAGGAGTTCAGCTATATGCATTATATTCAAAAAGTCCTGAAGATGTTGTATATGAAGGATTTGGTCCTGAAATGCAACAAAATATAACATTTAAATTAGATAGAATGATGTGTGAGGAAAAAAATGTATATCCAGAAGTGGGTGATATTATATTTTTTGACACATCTTATTATGAAATTGACAATACAAATGAAATTCAATTTATAGGCGGAAGTCCTGATAATAATTTCAGTATTGTTTGTGAAACATTTATGGTATCAAAATCTACATTAAACATTGAAGAAAGAATAAATTAATTATGTCTACAAATCCACTTAAAGCCGATTTAAATAGAGCAAAACAAATCAAGTCCGCAAAAGGAGACTTAAAGCAAAGTATAACTCTGTTTGACATTGACTATGCGATGATGACATATTTGGAAGATACTGTTTTACCAACTTTAGATGACAACGGAAAAGTATTAAAGATTCCTGTTATATATGGTAATTCCGAAAGATGGGTAGGTGCAAGGAGACAAGGTGTTTATAGAGATAATAAGGGTAAAATACAATTACCACTTATGATGATACGAAGAACATCTATTGCAAAAGATGAAACGATGCCAATGTTAAATAGACACGTATCTTATTCAGGTGTTACAAAATATTCAAAAGATAATAGATACGATAGATTTACATTATTAGGTTCAAATGTAAAACCAAAATATGAAATTTATAATATAACAATGCCAGAATATGTTGAGTTAAATTATGAGTGTATGGTTTGGACTAACTTTACAGAACAATTAAATTCAGTTATAGAACAATTAAATTACGCATCATCATATTGGGGAGATAAAGACCATTTTAAATTTAGAACATCTGTTTCAGACTATAATGT